CGCAGCGTGAAATTACGCAGCGGCAGCTTGAAAGCATCACCGGCGCCGACCGCTTCAGCGCCACGAGCGGTTTCAGTAGCCAGCTCTCGCTTGCCTCATTTGGCGACGCCATTGCCATTGTGTTTGGTCGTTATACCGGCGCAACCGGCGGCATCCTCGCAGCACCGTCGCTGGTGTGGTCGCGGTCGTTCTCGCTTGGTTCGCAGCAAGCCATCAAGCTGCTGTTTGTCGTTGGCGAGCAAGGCTTAGGTGAAGGCATTGAAAGACCAAGCCTGAACGGCATCTTCATCGGCAGCACCGCTTTAGATGTCATCTACAACCACGACTTTGCTTTTTACTGGAAAAGAAACACCAATACAACAACACGAATTAAGCCAGAAAACTTGGCTTACGGCACCCGTGGCACGGCATCATCAGGCGACATTGAAACCAACGCGGACATCTTTGCTTGTCCAACACGCACCAGTCAGACCGATACAGGGTTCTGCCATACCTATTCGCTGAGCGCCAACAGTCAGTTTGGTGTTTACTCCGCCATTCCAAATGCCAATAATTACCGCGTCAACTGGAAAGTTATTTCCATTCCCGGCAACGAAGACAAAGGTAGCGTCCTAACTGCTGAACGCGTCAAGATTGCTGGTGACTACGGCATCACCACATCAGCCGAAGACATCCGCAAAGAAGGTCAAAAAGGCGTGGGTCGCAACTACGGCCGCCGCATGGGACTGACCGAATTCAACGGACAACCTGCATCGAGCCCAACAGAAATCAAACGCGCTGCTGTAGGTGACACCGTCACTTTTTCTATCCTGCCCGGCGAACTGCCCGAAAACACCTATTTCCTAGACCCTGCCTACACAAACGTTCGCGTTGATGACATCAACAGCGAAATAACCAGCGGTCGCCGCAGCGCCGACGACATGCTGCAGGTGGGCGAAACCGTGATGATTGGCCGCACCGTCTGGGTGGTTGAGTCGCGGTCACTGCCCATATGGAACGAAAACCAGCGGCAAAAAATCACGTTGCGATGCAAAGAACTCTTTGGCACCGGTCTTGGCGCATCGGTCGGCATCGTGTCTGAGCAAATGGTGACCCGTGGCATCTACAACGATGACAACGGCACCACCAACGCCCGTAACGGCCTTGGCTTCAACGCAGGCGCTGGTTTTTACCCACTGCTGCGCGTTGCTTTCGGGGTGGTGCGCAACACCCGCGCCTGTGAAGTGACTGAAATCGGCATCCGCAGCCAAGTGTGGCAACGTGCCAATGGTCTGTGCAATTTCGCTGCCCTGCCGACACCAACAGACCTTATCCGCTCAGACGGCGACAACGTCAACATCACCAGCGGTACCATGACGCTGTACCTCAAACGTACAGCTTGCTGGACAATCTTCCTGCGCCCCGCTGGCACTGATGCCAACGGCAACGAATACTCATGGCAGCCGCTTGGTGAGCAGTTCTGCGTCACAGGCGAAACACCCCAAGATCAGTTCAACTTTATCCGCATCACCCATCCAGAAAAGCGGCAGTACGAATACAGATTTATCCCTAAGTCCGGCACGGATGTGGCACGCCATAGCGCCAATGACGCTGTTTTTTGGCGCCTCGATGCCAAAATCGGCAGAACTTTAGCCGCTAACTACCAAACGGCCTACGGATTGTTTTCTGTGCTGGCGGTCGGGCAACTCGTCACTGCAAGCGAAATCAGCTTCAACCCTGAATTTGCTAGCGGTTCTGTAACAACTAGCAGCAGTATCAGCGGCTCGGTGCCGAGTGTTATTACTGTCGATTCGTACCTTCCGGTTGTCAGCGACACAACAGACACAGGCACCTATGCCCAAACGGTTGAATTCCAAGACTGGTTGCCTGCTGGCACTGCCCAAGGTCGGTCGGCCGCCACAACATGGGAACTGTTTGGCCGCCCTGGAACCCTTGGCCAGACTGCGATCGTTCGCCGCAGCTTCACCGTTTCAGGTAACCGCACTATCCAGCTTGAGTTCACGGGTGTTGTTAATGCAACATTCCCTGCAACACATCCTTACTTCCCGAACCAAACAAACTGGTCAATTATTGCCATCACGGTTGTCACCAGCTCAGCCGGCTTCAATACCAACGACACACTGGCACTGAGTATCCCAGTCACAGCCGGAAACGTCCGGGCAACGCCCTACGGCTTTACCAGCGTTGGTCTGCAGGTTCTCGTCACGCAGGTGACGAAACCGCCCCAGCCTCTTGGCCGTGAATCCGCTTATGAGCAAGAATTGCTAAGTAGCGCCCAGAACTATGCAGTTGGCGCCATCATTACGACCACATTCGCAGCCACTGGTTCCTCTGGCGGCACCACCGTCATCAACGTATCTGGCACGGTCATCGACCGACCTGCCACCAGTCAAGCCAATTTTCCGGGACAGACTCGTGCATGGAATGTCACTTACACCATTGACCCGCTGCAAACTGCTGGCACATGGTCAACCAATGACACCATTGTCAACACCCGTATCGTATCAGCATCTAACCCGTTTTATCCTGCTGGTTCCTTAGTCGGCATCACGTTGCGAGTGCAATCTATCCGGCAAACCGTACTACCCGCCACATTTACCGCAGAACGTATTTTTGAAGAGAACAGCCAAATTAACGATCTCAGTCTTTACAACTCGCTTCTCCAGAAATCAAACGAAAGCTCCCCAGAGCACGAGATTGTCTATGTCAACGAGTTGACATCTAACAGAACAACGCCTAACTATAACAGCACAACCATCTGCGGCCTGGCGCTGAAGGCATCCCGCAACTTTGCAAATATCGACCAAGTGCGCGTCTGGCTTGCTGATGGCATCACGGTCAAGCGTTTCCATTCCGACCAAGCCGCCACAGGCCCAAGCAATTTGTTTTGCGATTTGGTTTACTATTTACTGACGGACAAAACCGCTGGTGTCGGTAGTGTGATCTCCCCCGAGTTGATTAATACTACAGACTTTGTACGCACCGCCCGCTTTCTTGATTCAAATAAACTGTATTTTGATGGTGCCATTTCGCAGCCAACAAACATAAGGCAGTTTATCGCTGATAACGCTTCATTCTTCCTATGTAACTTTGTCATCGCTAATGGCAAGTTCAGCATTGTCCCGGCATTGCCCATTACGGCGGCAGGCTACCTGTCCACTGCCCCAGTAACAATCAAGCAGCTCTTTACGTCAGGCAACATCATCGAGGAGTCATTCTCGCTGGAGTTTCTCGGCAGCGAAGAGCGTAAAGACTTTCAAGCCGTGGTGAAGTACCGCCTCGAACGCCGAAACCAGCTACCAGAGGAGCAGTCCATCTCTGTGCGCTGGAATGAGCCCGGCTCAGCTCTGCACTCGGTTGAATCATTTGACCTCAGCCAGTTCTGTACCAGCCGCGACCACGCTTTTTTGGTGGCGCGTTATCTGATGGCCCTGCGTCGTCGCGTGACGCATGTGGTCAAGTTCAAAACCAGCCCCTTCGGCATCGACCTTGCCCCCGGCGACTATATCAAGGTCATCACGCAGGCCAGCCCATACGCAGCAGCCAACAACGGCGTCATCAGTGCTACAGGCGCCATCGCCTCTGCCACCGAGCTGAAAGATGGCCGTTACTCCATTACCTACTGGATTCAAGCCGATGATGACATCAAGACTGCAACGCTGACAGTTGCTGGCGGCAAGGCCGTAGAGCCTGCACTCTGGGGCGCCGTGTTCACCATCAGCGACGTAACGGTTTCAAGCACCGTTTACATGGTCGAACAACTTACACTGAATGAAGACGGACTGGTCGATGTCGTCGCCGTGGAGTTCCCCTGCACCAGCACCGACAACAGCCTGATTTGTTTGGACATCCTGTCCGGAAGCAACTTTCTTGTTGAGTAACGATGGCCTTCCCGACTCTGGTGCCAACGAGTCGCAGCTACGAAGCTGGTGACTACCCCGTGCGAACGTACAAGTCGCAGTCTGGCGCGGAGACACGCATCCTATACGGCAGCCGTCGTCACGGCATGGCGCTGTCGCTGACCTTTGATAACATCACCGATACACAGGCCGAGGAATTTTTGGACCACTTCGAGGAGACCAAGGGCACCTTTACCGTTTTCACACTGCCATCGCAAGTCTTCACGGGCTGGAGCGGCAACCGCGACGCTATTGACGCGCCAACAGGGTTGAGCTGGCGGTACAGCCAAGCGCCTGCCGTTACCAATGTCAAACCAGGGCGCAGCAGTGTAACAGTCGAGCTGGTGGGCGTCATCTAAAATGAAACCATGAGCAAGTTCTACACCGGCAAAGACGGCAGTCTCAGCATCGCTGACACGACCCAGGTCAAGGTGACTAACTGGTCGTTGCAGGCTGACCTTGAGATGTTGGAGACCACCACGCTGGGCGACAACGACCGCAGCTATACACCAGGCATCCGCTCCTATAGCGGCTCGGCCACACTTCTCTATTACGAAGACGATACCGCCCGTAACGACGCAGCCACACAGATCAAGCACGTTATCAGCACTGACGCACCCAGCACCACGCCCATTGCCTTTATCTTGGCGCTAGGCGATAAAACCGTCGCCATCAATGCTTACATCACTAGCGCGTCGTATGGCGTCAACGTTGGTGAAGTGGTCAGCGCTCAAATCAGCTTCCAAGGCACTGGCGCCGTAACTGGGGTGGCCATCTAATGTCCACTTACCTTGGCGCTTACGGTCGCATCGCCCTCCGCCGCAAAAGCACCGAAGGCGAAAAAACTTCAATAGTCAACCCCAGCGACATCAGCATCAGTGGCCGCCGATTCAGCTTTGACTTTGAGCCCGGCTTCCTGATCAGCGGCGACGAGGTGGAGATCACCAGCACCAACGGCGTCGTCCTTGGCTTCGTTGGCACTGATGGGTGGGCCAACAACACCAAGCAAAGCAGCGGCAAGTGGTACGTCTTCGTTGACGACATTGGCGGCATCCGCCTCTACAACAACTTTGCAGCGTCTCTCGACGGCGAACAAGCCTCAGCCATCACGCTTGCCTCCATCGCCTCTGATATTCCCATCCGCGTCAAAGTTGAAAACGCCAGCACCCGCCTGCTTGGAGCAGTCACTTCCTACGAGATCAACACCAACCGCGAGGCCATCGACGTTACAGCCCTGTCGGAAGAGTTCCGCAGCCAATACAGCGGTCTGATGTCCGGCTCGGGCACCATCTCTTGCCACTGGGACTATCTCGACACTGTTGCAGAGAGTGGCAACTACCTACTACAGCTAATCCTCCGCACCGAAGTCGGCAGTGAGTTTGACGCCGAATTATTCATCAAGACCACTGGTTACTCCCCAACAGGCCAACAAGACGAATTAAACGACAAAATCTACTACAGTATCAGTGCAATCATTACAAACGCAGCCGTTGCGTTCCAGCCCGACTCGATTGTTGAGGTGACTGCCGACTTTATCACCACCGGCCCTATCCGCCTTCGTACTGGCGTAGGGCAGATCAGCTACTTGCTGCAGGAAAACGGCGATAGACTTGAGCTTGAGCAAGACGATAACTCGTACTTGGCCCTGGAACAGGAGGATTAACCCTTGGCAGACCTCAAAATTACAGAGCTGCAGGCCCTTGCTGGCGTTAATCTTGCGGCGACCGACGAACTGGCTGTTGCGGACATCAGCGCCAGCGAAACCAAGAAGATCACGGTCAGCGACCTGATTGCCTACGGCGCTGACCTGATAGCCAATGCCGAAATCCCTAGCGCCAAGGTCAGTTTTGCCGCTGGCTCCATCGTTGAAGCCTCGCTGGCCACTGGCGCTGTCACTACTACCAAAATTGGTGCCGACGCTGTAACCGCTGCCAAACTCGGAGACCAAAGCACCTGCATTGTTGCCGCCAACCTGACGGCGTTGCAAGCCGTCACGGGTGATTTTGTTGGTCAGCTTGGATTCACCACTGACAATACCAAGGCCTACCTCTGGCGAAACAGCACTTGGAACGCTGTCAAGGCCGCTGGCTCGATTAACACAATTACGGCTGATACGACCGGCATCGTCAACATCACGGCCAGCACCAGCGGCGATACCGTCACTGTTGGCACCACCCTCGACAACACTGCCGCCGCCGCCGAGTTCCTGGCAGGTCCGACTGGCTCTTCTGGCGCTGTTGGTTACCGCGCCATCGTCGGCACTGACCTTCCGGTTCCAACCACCACCACCAAGGGCGCCGTTGCCATCAACGCCGAAGGACTTCGGATGGACGGCGACCGACTGGAGATCAACAACGACGTAGCCCTTAGCGCCACGCATCACGTCGTCACTTACGACGCCAAGGGCCTTATCACTGGTGGCCGCACGCTGCTAGCGGCTGACCTACCCGTCGCAACATCCGGCGCGGTCGGCGGCGTCACACCAGGCACTGGCCTTTCAGTTACAGGCGCTGGTGCACTCAACCACACCAATAGCGCTACACCCGGTACGCACACCAAAATCACATTTGACGCGCAGGGGCACGTCACCTCTGGCTCTGCACTGGCAGATACGGACTTGCCTAACCACAGTGCAGCGCTGCTGACCACCGGAACGCTCGACATTGCCCGCATCGCCAGTAGCGCAATCACTGGTGCCAAGCTGGCCAACTACGCGGTCTCAAAGTTTGGTGAGACGCAGCCAACCGCCGACCACATCGGTCAGTTCTTTTTTAACCCGTTGACCCGCGAACTGTATTTGTGGGATGGCAACGTCTACCAGCCGGTGGGTATCAGCGCTGGTGAGATTGTCCTGGCTGGGACCTACAACGCCAACACCAACCTGCTCGACTCAGTGACGGCTGATGGCACCGCTGCTGGCTTTACGTCAGGTCAGGCGCTGCCCGCTGCGGCTGCGGTGAACAACCGCTACTACGTCGTTGTCAGCACGGCTGGCACCGGCACCAGCCCCGCGCCTGCAGTCGCGCTGGCACCACCCGACTTGCTGCTCAGCAACGGTTCAAGCTATATCAAGCTGGACGTGTCGGACACCATCACTGCGGTGGTGGCGCTCAACGTTGGCTTTACGCCTTACGGCAACATTTCGGCCAGTAATGTCCAGTCAGCCATCCAAGAGATAGACGACGAGAAGCTGGCCAAGGCTGGCGGCACGGTCACCGGTGAGTTGTTGATTGGCACCAGCGGCAGCTTTGCATTTGAGGGCGCATCCGCCAACGCTTATGAAACATATCTAACTGCTGCCGACCCTACTGCCGACCGGACCATTACCTTCCCAGACGAAAGCGGCAACGTCATCGTCAGCGGCAACGCCAGTATCGTCAACGCCGACATCAACGCATCGGCCGCCATCGCGTTTAGTAAGTTGGCTGCGCTGACCAGCGCCAACATACTCGTTGGTAACAGCAGCAACGTGGCCACGTCCGTCGCCATGAGCGGCGACGTAACCATCAATAACACGGGCGTCACAGCCATCAGCGCAGGCGTCATTATTGATGCAGACATCAGCGCCACGGCAGAAATTTCTGTCTCTAAGTTGGCTGATGGTGCCGCAAGGCAACTGCTGCAAACTGATTCCGCTGGCACTGGCGTTGAATGGACCGACAATGTAGACATCCCCGGCACGCTGGATGTCACTGGTGCGGCAACACTGGATTCGACATTAACGGTCGCCAGCAATGTCACTCTTAATGCCCAAGCTGACCTGCGGTTTGCCGATAGCGACAGCAGCAATTGGGTTGCATTCCAGGCTCCAGCAACTGTGGCATCTAATGTCACATGGACGTTGCCCGCTGCAGACGGCACAAGCAACCAAGCGCTGACGACCAACGGTACTGGCACACTTGCATGGGCCACTGCCGGTGACGTAACACTGGCCGGCACGGAGACCCTGACCAACAAGACGCTGACCGACCCAGCCATCATCGGCACGATCCTTGAAGACGTTTTCACAATCACAGACGGTGCGGCGTTTGAAGTTGACCCCGGCAATGGCAGCGTGCAACTCATCACGCTTGGCGCCAGCCGCACACCTAAGGCAACAAACTTTGCTGCCGGTGAAGCAGTGACTCTGATGGTAGATGATGGCACGGCCTATACATTGACATGGACCGACGCCACATGGGGCGGCAGTGGTGTGGTGTGGAAGACCGATTCAGGGTCAGCGCCAACGTTAAACACTAGTGGTTACACCGTCATTACATTGTGGAAGGTAGGCACACAGGTATATGGCGCTCGGGTGGGGGATGCGTGATGTTGGCACAAAAAGCACTAGCGTCTAGCAAAAATGTCACGACAACAAAGGACATTGCTGTTGCACACGACACTAGCCCATACATCAGTGTTTATCCTTGGTCTGCAGGTTTTGGTACTAAATATGCAGACCCTGCTACATTACCTAATTTAATTGGAACTAGCGTAACATTCAGTCCCAGTGGCGCAGACATTGCTGTTGGACATTACAACAGCCCACGCATCAGTGTCTATCCTTGGTCTGCAGGATTTGGTACTAAATATGCAGATCCTGCTACATTGCCTGCTGATGCTGTGTTTAGCGTGGCCTTCAGCCCCAGCGGTGCAGACATTGCAGTTGGATATACTTTCACTAGCCCATACATCAGCGTTTATCCTTGGTCTGCAGGTTTTGGTACTAAATATGCAGACCCTGCTACATTGCCTGCCGGTACTGGAAATGGTATAGCATTTAGCCCCAATGGTGCAGACATTGCTGTTGCACACAACACTAGCCCATACATTAGTGTTTATCCTTGGTCTTCAGGCTTCGGTACTAAATACTCAAACCCTGCTACGGTACCTACCGGTAATGGAAATAGCGTAGCATTTAGCCCGAGTGGTGCAGACATTGCAGTTGCACATGGCGGCAGTCCATACATCAGCGTTTACCCTTGGTCTGCAGGTTTTGGTACTAAATATGCAGACCCTGCTACGGTACCTACCGGTACTGGATTAAGTGTAGCTTTCAGCCCCAGTGGCGCAGACATTGCAGTTGCACATGGCGGCAGTCCATACATCAGCGTTTACCCTTGGTCTGCAGGTTTTGGTACTAAATATGCAGACCCTGCTACGGTACCTACCGGTACTGGATTAAGTGTAGC